AGCTATCAATTTTTTCTTTTATTTTATTTTTTAATCCGCTCTTTAAATTTTCAAATCTCTCTTCCAGTTGATACTCTTTAATTGGCGAAGTCTTCCCAGTATATCGCTCATAAAGTTCATTAACATCATCAATCAATCTTGTCTGTTTCCGAGCTTCTATCAAATCAATTGTAATATCAATATCTCCTGTTCTTTCTATTATTTCATATTCCAACTGTTCAATATAACATTTAAAATAAATACTATAATTAGCACTTACCAAAGTTAAAACTTCTTTATTATCTTTATATTTCTCCAATTTTTTTATACCACTCATCGGCGAGTGAGGATTTAGTAAAAAATTAAAAAATTTAGATTTTTTAGCAGGTAAAAATGTAGAAAAATTGACTTTTTTTATGTTTTTTTCTCCTATTAATGCTACTTCTCCAACATCTAATATCTTTACAACTTCACTGTTTTGACTGCTCGTAATTTTGAAATCCGACGGTGGAATCACAAAAATAAACGGTTCTGTATCGTGCAATAACATAAATATTGATCTCATATTAAAATTCCTTTCGTAATTATTGTGATGCTTGAATTTGAGCTTGTAAATTTGACATCATAGTGTTATATGTATTTTGACTAACATTCTGTGCTATCTGTCTAGCTATACTCTCAATTTTTGCTGTATCATTTATTGTTATATTTGACAATTGTGCAGCTATTTGTGCATTAGCCTGATGATTTATAACTTGTTCTATTGATACTGGTTGTGGTATTGGCGGTTGCATTGTGCTCAAACTAGTATTCAAAAGACTTGGCAAACTATTTAATGGACTTAATCCAGAGTTGATAGCATTAGTTATAGTGCTTGGATCAAACGATTGTAGAGGATTAGTATTTTGTTGTTTAGATAAAAGTTGTGAAATTGCACTTGTTAATTGTGCTGTTCTATCTTGCTGTGTAAATGCTGGATTTTGTGGTGCTACTCCTGCTTTAACAGCATTCATACCCAGTATAACTTTCTGTAAAGCTTCGTATGCTCTTCTGTCATATTCTTTTTGCCTTGCAATTCTTGCTGATTCTTCTTTTTGTGCTTCTGCCATTGAAGGCACTTTAACACCAGAATACCCCATATAATGAAATTGTCCATCGCCAGAATTATAACCAGATTGACTTGCTCCAGGAGTAAAAGCTCTACCTATAGCTTCTTGTTTTTCTTTTTCTTTTTTTGGGTCTTTAGGTTCTAGTAGTTTTTTTATTATGTCTGGTGAATAATATCCAATAGCTCCACCGATTGCAGCACCTACTGCCGTTCCTACTCCAGGTGCAATTGCTGATCCTAATTGAGCTCCCCAAACTGCACCTTTAGCTCCTATAATTCCTCGCATTCCTATTTCTGCGACTTTTGTTAATTGTTCTGCTTGCCCTTTTAACTTATCAGGCTCTAATGCTCCACTTTTTTGCCATTCTTCAACTTTTTTCATAAAGTCTTCCATCCACCTAGTCGCTATTGGGGCGAATGCTTCTCCTAACGATATTTTCAAATCATCTATTGCTGATTTAAATTGTGCTATTTTATTAGCTGTTGTATTACTCATATCATTAGCAAATTTATCTGTTGCACCGCTAGAATTTCTTACAGCATTGGCAACTTTGTTATAGTTTTCTTCTGTTGTCCCCATAATGGATGCTAGTATTTTCATACCTTCTCCACCAGCAATTATTGTCAAATATCTATTTCTTTCTTCCTCAGTAAGACCAGCAGTAGCAATTTTTAAATCATCAGATAATGCTTTTAATCCTCTAAAATGTCCTTGCTGATCATAAAGTTGAATATTTAAGTCTTTTAAAGCATTTCCCACTTGTTTCGATGGATTAGCTAATCTTCTATAAATCCCTGCTAAATTACGCCCAGCTTGACCCGACTTAATTCCATTATCTGCAAGCACTCCTAATAGGATATTTACATCTTCAAAGCTCTCAAAATTTCTTGAAGTTGCTGCAACATATTTATAAGCCTCTCCTAACATTTGTACATTGGTATTTGCATTATTACTTGTTGCAACCATTACATCCATAAGTCTATCAGAATCTTTTAACGACATACCAAAAGCTGTCAGGTTATCTGTGACTATATCGGAAGTTTGAGCAAAATCACTTCCAGCCGCAATTGACATTTTCAAAAGTTTTGGTGTCATTTCTAGCACTTCATTTGTTTTCATACCAGCCATAGCTTGATACATTTGTGCTTCTGCTACTTCTTGAGCTGTAAATTTAGTTGATCTACCCAAATCTCTTGTTTGTTGCATAAGTTGCTTTTCTTGTTGTACTGTAGCCCCCATTATAGCCTTATTTCTTCTAACTTGGTCTTCCAAATTCGCATAAGCTTCAACAGAAGATTTTAATACACTAACTGCTGCACCTGCTCCAATACCAACTCCAACAGTCGCTAATGCTCCTTGAACTCCACTAAAAGAATTTTTTATTTTATTAGTCACACCACCAACTTTATCTTTCAATGTTCCCAATGAACTTCCAGCCTTTTGTGCTACATTAGTAAACTTATCTTTCAATTCAAGCAATGCACTCAATTTATATTCACTCATTTTCTAATCCACCTCCAATCATAAAAAACATAAACAACAACTCTGAATTACTTAATTCCCTTAGACTTTGCAAACTATGCCCACAATTTAAATAATGAGCGACTGTTTTTGCTTTCCAGTCGCCCTTGATTAGTTTTTTATTTCTTCAACCACCTCTTCAACAGTAAATTTTTCATTCCATCCAGCTTTTTTCATAAGTAATTCCGAAATATTTACTATGGTAGATTGACTTAGTACTTTTGGCACAACTTCAATTGGATTCATTTGACAACCCAATTCAGTAATCAGTTTTTCATCTTTAAATATTTTCCCTGCAGTATAGATTAATTCACTGTCTTTGTCTGTACTATTACTAGATAAAATATCCAGTATTTCCATTCTGTTCAATACTTCTAATTCTAAAACAGCTCCACTTAATTCTTCAACTTTAACCTTTATTGTGTCTTTTTTTTCTATTTTTTTGCTATTTTCTAGCAACATATCTACTGTTATATTTTTCATTCCATACCTGCCTTTTCTTATTTTATTACATTTTCATATTTAACATCACTAGGAGTAAATCCAAAAGGTATCTCTTCTTCCACAATTTCCCCTCTTGTGAATTTTGCCAATTCAATTGAATCAAACCAAACATTGTCAATCGACACTCTCTCTTCTTGCCCTTTCAAGCTATCTGGATCTTTAATAGATGTGACTATTCTACTTCTTACATCTTTTCCTTTTATCCAATTTTCAAGTATTCTTTTTCCACGAGTATAAACTTTAAATACCGTAATTGTTCCTTCACCTTTCAATCCTGTTATTTTACTATCAACAGAAATCCCCAGTTGTACTTCTTTTCTTTCCGCTGTAATTTTAGCCTCTACGGATTTTAACTCCGCTACTTTTTCATTATCAAGCCACAACTCCCCATAAGCTCCTGTTATTGTTCTGTTTCCTCTTATATTTTCCGACATTTTATCAACTCCTTTTCATTACATTGTCATTGTTAAGCTAAGTGAAGCCATAGTGTCTACAAATCTTACATCTCCAGTTAAATAAACCTCATCACCAGTAGGGTACTGTAAAATTTCTAAATCCGTCATACCGTCTGTTTCCAACCCATCTATAACGATTGCCCTTTTCTGTGCTTCAATATCAATTTCTACTTTATTGTCATAATCTCCATTTAATACATTTGGCAACATTTCTTTAAAATATACTTTTGTTATATTTGAACAAAAATTCATTTTATTATCATAATCACTGATATAATTTCCAATCCAATATTTTTTGAATGTGTCCCTTATATCATCCACAATAAAGCACATACCCTCAACGACTTTAATTTTTCTTGTGTCTTTTTTCCAAGTACTGTCAAATGTAATTTTAGAGTTAACACCATAATTTACCCTAACTATATCTTCATCCATATATAAACTGAATTTACCAATTTTAGGTTCATAATCTTCAACTTCTTTCAAATCATTCATGATGTGATTATCAGCACTACGGTTTAATGGCATACCTGCAATAAGCCCTGCAATAGCTGCTGTGTATTCCTGTGCTGTAAAATCTCCATAAATAGACTTATATGTTCCACCATTTGCAAGTTCTACAATAGCTACATGATCTGTTTTATTCGCATAGCTTGATACATATTTTATAGTTTTACCAATTGGACCAGTATTCCCAAATTGTTGTTTTACCCAATTTACAACCGTTTGGTCTTCTGTTTCTAATGCTTTTGGATAAGCTAACCAGTTAAACTTTCGCATTTCTAAATCCTTTAATACTTTGCTTGTATCTTCTCCACTTTGTATAACTCTGATTAATATTTTAAATGCTCCATAATGCATAGCTAAATTAATATATTTAATATTATCTTTATCCCATTTTTCAGTTTCAACATCGGCTATAGTTTTAAAAGTGTACCATTTTTCAGTAGCTTTTGTATCTTGCAAAATCAAACAAACAGTACCTCTTTCACTTCTTTGAATAGCTGTCGTTGCTAATGTTTTAAATGCAATGCTAATGCTTGGACTCGCATTAATTTGTCCGACTATTGCCATTTTATCACTCTCCTATTTCTTTAATTTCATTTTTAAATTTCTCATTATCTTGTAATTAAACGGAACTCCATTTTTATCAAATAACGATAATTTTTTAAACACTTCTTCACTAATTAAATTATCATTTTCATCAAATAACGGTACTTTTTCCCCTTTTTCATCAAATAATTGTAATTTTTTTAATATTCCATATTCCATCTCTTCAGTGTCAGGATTATTCAACACCTCTTTTATTGTTTCAATACTATTGTCAAAAGTTCTTAAATCAGTCCCATACACATCAAATAAATCTAAATCGAAAATATAATGACCTAGACCATCCACCATTTTTGTATGCTCATTTTTTAAAGTTAGACATCTATCTTTAACTTTTAAAATCTTATTACCTTTAGTTTCAAACATATTATCCAATTCATCAAGCGCTTTATAAACTTCCATTGCATTATTTTCATCATTTTCAGGAATATACATAATATCTACGCTAATAAATATTCGCTTTTTATAATTTGCAAAAAACTCATTTTTGTAGTCAATCACTTGAATATAATAGCACGGTCTAGTCAAGGCATTTATATTATCAATTCCAACTTCTTTACCTGTAAAATCGTATATTTTTTTGCTCAGGGCTTTTATAAAATCCATAAATTCCATTATTCAAACTCCGCTCTTATTGTCGAACCTATGTTATCTTTAAATACAGGCTCTAAGTTTTCTATAGTTTTTTTCAACATAAATACGCCAGGCACTACTTTACCTGTATCTTTACCAAAATATACTGCTCTATGTCCATATTCAACATGGTTTACATACTCCACATTGTTATAAACAACCTGTTTAAAACTTCCACCATTTTCCCTGTGCCAACCCATTCTTAACTGTCCAGTATCTACAGGGGTCTGCCCTTTCACTTCTTTTATTGTTTCCTCAGCAATTTGTTTAAGTGTTATTCCAACTTTTTGTGGAGTATCAGTGGCTAAATTTTCTAATTTCTTTGCCAGTTTTTCCCAGTCACCGCTAAGTTTCATTTTTTTCCACTTCCTCTACCGATATTTCCTGATGTTCCAAAAAATCAGTGTACTTTATAGGTTTATTAGCTTTAAATTTATATTTTATTCCACCTTTATTTACTATCAAAATATCATTCTGCTTTATTTCTACATCATTACTAACAAATATCTTATACGAATTTTTAGAACTATTTATAACTCCAGTCTCAGTAGCTCTTAAAATTCCAGCACTCAACTGGCACTTAACATTTGTATAAACGACTTCCCAACCTTGAACTGTCAAACCAAATTCAGTCTTTGTTTTCGTATTTCTTTTAACTTCTTCTATCACATCGGTATCAAAAAAATCTTCAAACATCATATACCACCTTTATTTTATAACTCCAAGTTTTCTAAAACGATTCAAACTTTTTCTAAATTCCACATCATCATTTAACTCAGTTACAAATTCAACTTGCCTATCTCCGCTTTTCATAGATTTTATATTTCTATTTTTATCAAAATTATATTTAAAAATATATTTTGTTATAGGAGTTATCAATTCTCTTGGGAAGTCTTCTCGGTTCATATAGTTAATACTATCTTGAACAATGCTCTCAATAGCAAATTTAGTCTTCGTTTCATCTGGAATTACATCGGAAATAATTTTTATTTTTTCATAAATTTCATTAATTAATTCAACCATTTCTACTACCTCTTAAAAATAAAAAATCACAGCTAAATTAATAAC